TTTTCACTCTTAAAAGAAAACATTCACATCTTGTCGCGGTGTAATGGAATAAAATACGAAACAACTGAAGGTTCAAGGTGCATTGGTGGAACCAATAATGTCAGGCGAAGTGCGTCGACAAATATAAAGCCCAATTACTACACAAGCAACAGTGCATATCTAAAAGCAAAATGCAAAACACACTCAAGTAGATCTCTGAAGGGGGCGGCAAATGATGATGGTACGTATAATAGTGTCAAGTGTGCTCAAAACTCCATTTCTTGCGGCGGCGTCGATCCAATTATTTACAAACCGTCTAATGCTAAATATTCTCAACAAGGAGCCGTGTCAGCGTCAACTAAAATCCTCAATACAAAAAACGCTGCAATTACTCGGAATAATGCTTCATTAAAAACCGCATACGGAAACAGTACAGTGTTTACAAAAACACACCATGACACGGCTGGTGGTACAGGACACACAATAAGATACATTAAGGGTGATGGTATCCCTAAAGGAGCATGTACTCAATCTGGAAGACAAAAGTGCTGATTGATTGGCTCATTATACTCAATGCACCATTTTTTACACCGTTCAATGTTGTTATTTTTCATTTTTTTAAGCTTCTCGGTATTTTCCGAAATGTTATATTCATGAATATGACTTATAGTGGACAAAATATTTTCTATTTGTTGCTGTCCAAAAATGGCATTTACTTCTTGAATTTTGTTCAAGAAAAATATATTCATATCGCATTTAAAAATTCTTGTTAATTTTTGTCTTCTCAAGTCGTTGAAGTTCATTTTGAGACTATTCAGAATATCAGAATAATTTTTTGTCATTTGAAAGTTTTGACAAATAAGATATTTTTCTGAGTTAGCTTCTCGACTTGTAAGTGGTTTATATATTGAAACCTTATTGTAAAAATAACACAAAATCATGATGATTTCTAACGTGTTTCGGTGAAATGCGTCAAAAATCTTCAATACAAACGAACCACCTTCTTTTTGCATAACAAGAGCAAATAACACTTCACAAAATATCAAGTTTATTGAGTTTTCTTCTTGCCGGTTGAAGTCCATACTGTAGTCAAACCCCCCATCTGCCGTGATAAAATCCATTTTGTTCGGAAACGTCTTGCTAACATAGTCCAAGTTGTGTTCTAAGTACAAGTTTCCATCTCCGCGTGGACCAGATAAAAGTTTGATATTTCCACGAATATTTGTGGAATTTGTGATTTTGTTCCATTTAGGAACATCATTGTGATTATCCATCAAGGTCATCGCGTAGTATATGTCTTTTTCATTTGATCTTTTTTTGGCAAGAGCCTCAACAAATCCACCCGGTCCTTCGGCAAGATGAAACGAATTTATACTTTCTTTAAAGTCAAAATTAAAATTGTTCAGTATTTCCACCATTTTGAAAAATGATCGTGAAATTGGTTTGTACGCACATACAGAGAGTTTTATGTTAGGATCTCCTCCTTGAACAGAAACCAGTGTATTTATGAACTCGTATTTATTTGTATACTTCTTTAGTATATCCCATTTATCGTGAACTTTGTCTATTTCAGCTTTTATATTTTTCAAATAGAGTTTAAGACTTTTATTCGCGATGAAGTCATCATTATACTCTTTTCCATAAACAACAGAAATGTCATTTTCGTTTATACTAAATAAAAAATCATTAATCAAATAACCAGTAAACATAATTATTTTTACAACAAAATCTTTAACTCAAAATTGTTGTAAAACACTATATAGCATGGCTTATCAGTGATGCTTATAAGTAATGCTTATAAGTAAATACTTTATTTATAACTGTGTAAGTAGAATAGACCGGTTCGTTTTCACCGCCTTACTGACAATCGCACCGACATCTAGATTTTCAGTTTCAGACACATCATTCGAAAGTCTTTCTCCGGGCGATATAACCGTATCCCGAATTTTCTTAAATACGAAATATTTATTCAAGAATGATATCTGCTTTTCTTCATGACCCATTTCATTCTTTTTCTTATTATAGTTATTGAAATCTTTTGAAGTATATAATTCATAAACTTTTTCAAAATTGTCAATTGAGTCAAAACTACTGTTTTCAATTTTAAAACTGTCGTCTCGCTTGAATCCATATTCTTCCATGACATTCTCAAAGTATTCAAAATTAACAAGATACTCATCGATTTCCTGGTTAATGGACTCTTGATACACCGATATTTTGTAGCCCAAACTTTCACTTGTTCCCGGAAATATATCTGTTTCTTCATCATTATATTTCTGTTTTATCCCCCATATCTTATTTTTATTTTTGTAAAGTTCTACACTGCCATCATTTGCTTTCAACATATCGTAGACTAACTTACCATCATAACACGTTCCAATGAAATATGAACCAATGTGAGTTAACTCTGATACGTTTTGTATGAAGTTGTGCAACTTTCTCTCATTTTCAAACATGTAATGTATTGCGAATTGAATAGAACAAACGTCAAACTTTTCTTTGAAAATACCATAATGTTTTGTCAGAAAGCTCTCCTTGATATCTTTTTGTTTCACTTTATCAGAACCTAGAAGTGCGTCTAATATATACTTCGACGTCGGCTGTTCTCCACCAGCAATATCAAAATCACCATTTTTTATGTTTTTACTGGTATCACCTGAAACAAACATCGCAATCAATCCGGTCCCCACTTTTTGTTTCTTGTTCGAAAATAATTCGATGTAACGTTTGCAAGCACCATCATGTGGATTGTAGATATTGTCTTCAGAAATATCAATTCCAAGTACAGACTTTACATCATTTTTTACCCATTTGAACAAATCGCCGGCTTTTCCAACAGCAAGATCTACCAGTTTTGTGTTTTTTTGAGCGCTGGTGCAATATTTTATCAAGAACTCTTTTAGCGTATTGTGAAATAATCTCAAATTGTATGTACTTGAGACTTTTCGACTGTCATATTTCCCACGATTATAATATATATCATTTTGAAAATTCAAAATCATGTCAGTTGTTACAGGTGTTTCATTTACCAACATCTCTTTATTTACCGGTTGGTGTATTGATTGCCAATTACTATTCGCAACATGATAAGCGTTTCCAAAACCCTTTGTTTTGCGACTATTGACATATTCAGAAGTTTTATCATACCTGTTCCGGAGAGGTTTCCATGCATTCATTTTGTCTTTTTCATTCAGATCATAACGAAACTCGACAACTGTGTCATCTTCTATTGTATCGTTTTCTTCTGTAAACATTTTCAAACCACTTTCAGTAGAATGTAGCAATATATGACATAAATGCGCGTTTTTATCTGATGGTAAAGTTGGATAAAACGGTTCTGCTGTGTATTCTTTGAAGCTTTCTTTACCTTCATTTGTCAAATATATGAAATCCTCGTCTAATATTCGTCTTTGACTATCAGTAAGACCATGTGCGTGTTTATTGACTCCTACTTTCAAGATAACTTCGCAATATTTGACAATTTCTCCGTTAATAACCTTTTCTCTAACACCGTTATTGTTTGCACCATTACCGGTGCCCTTTTTTACAGATATGAGAAAGTCTATTGTGTTGTATTCGGGCGGCTTCCATTTAAAACTGTGTGCCCAAGTATACTTTGTGTTCTTAACTTTATCATCAGGCGTTTCCTTGGTTACTCCCAGTCTCATAGGTGTAAATATGAAACCGTCTGTATTGTATACGTGTTCCTTAAGCATGTGAAAGCACTGGCGATTTGCCGCAAATAATGAATATTTGTCAGATGGATTTGAAAAGTAAAAGCGTTTTTGTATTAATTGTAATCGACTATCATTTTCTTTACACGCTTCAGACAAATCTCTCATAACTCTTTTCAAGATAGAGTAACGATCTTCCGTTTCATTGGTAGTATCTTTGAACATAAGCGCTCGTTTATCTACTCCTTTCACAAAGTATACATCAAAAGCAGCAAACAACGAAATTGGTCTACCGTGTTTATCTTGATTTATAAGCTCACCGTCAATTAGTGTATTAGCATAGTTCGCATGTTCCGGATTGAGCATAAGACCAGTAAATGTGATGTCAAAATTTGAATTGATGAAATATAATCTAAGGTCCTTTTCTCCAATAAATAACAACCTTCTTTCACCGTCTGCTTTATCTGTCACGCAATAGTGTTCCCGTTGAATACAAATGTTCGACAATAGTTGTTCTGGATCATTGACCAAGTTGATAGGTTGCAGTGTCAACGAAGAAGGACCAATGAAATTCTTGGCCATTTTACGATATTTACCAGTCGTTCTATCTGGTTTGAACTTCAACAATTTCATGTACTGAATATTCACACTGTTCATCCTTCTATATTCGACGGGAAAAGGCGTACCTTGAATTGATATCAGAATGAACATGATAACCTGCTTAAGTTGTTTCTCGATTGCGATTAATTTACGTTCGTCGAATCTCTTATTCACACCAATAACCTCAATTTCAATTTCAAACGTTTCTTTTGCATCGAGAACGCCGCTGGCAATAAAATTTTTATGCTCATCGTCATTCATCTTGACTTTACTTAGATCGATACGAATATTTGGAAAGTCTTCATGAAGCAACGACGTCCTATTTATGTAACGAAATGTTTTCAAACTGTCATTCCATTTATTTATTATACCTATTCCTTCTTGCGTATCCTGGTCTACTATCACCTCCTCTTGAATTGAAGTGCGAAAATCATAATCAGTATTATCATACATACATTTTTTTGATTTTTTCCCTTTCACTTCTGTTGTTGCATATCTTTTTTTCATAATTCGAATGTTTTCGGGTAGTTTATTGTACCGACATAATGTTTGTATTGCGAGCAAATCGTCAATTTCAATTCTTATCTTATCGTCATTGAAACCACCTGTTTCGTTTTTATCGTTGATGCTTGGGCGCAATGAATACCAAGACCGACTTATAGCGAAACCGCGTGTATTAAGTTCTGAAAATGTACGTTGAAACGCGTGTGCTGTAAGATTTCTTTTTTGAATATCAAAACGTATCTCGAATTCTATATTTGTATCTTTGGCGCTTTTTTTATGTTTTGAACTTGATAAAATACTGTTGTATTTTTCGACCAAATCGTGAATGCGGGGCATGTGTTTTTTCGACATGTCGCTTTAATAGATATATAATCTATATACATTAATTTATTTATAATCAATTTTTTAAAAAAGACACTTATTCAAATATTGTGTCACTTTTTCATATAACTCTTTTTTAAGATATTTTTTGGTTCCTAATTCAATATTCAGACTTTTAATTATATTATTTAAATCATCAATTTTATAATAACTATTACTATAATAAGGTTTTGTTATATCTTCTACTACAAATGAAGTTTCTTGCAAAAATACAATCTTTTCATTAGACACCAAATGTATTTCTTTGTCAACCGTCACCATATAACGATGTGTTTCATTCACCATCGTCTGATTAAGGGAACAAAACACATTATTATTAAAAAAGATAACGGATTTGTTGAATAAATATGAAAGTGCTGCAAGTGTATGTAGATTTATAAAATTATCATAACATAAATTGGTCACCACAGTATCAAGCTTTTTATATTTCATGTTTTCCATCTTATGAGAAAACGCATATTTTAGATTGCGTTCTTTCATTAAATCATAACGTTCGGAAAGAATTTCTGGCATTGATATCACCAAAAAGTTAAAAAACAATTTGTCATAATTATTGTTTAACTTTTCATGTTTACGATATTTTCGTCGTTTTGTTGGTTCATTGTTAAGACGCCCTGTAATAAAATGTGTAAAGAAATCGGATGGAATTGAATTTGTAGCTGACATTTGCTCGCGATTAGTTAATATTTATTTAAGGTTAATGCTTTAAATAGTATCACTTGAGTTACTTCAGTTGAGCGAGTTTAACAGAACATTTTTTTTTGTTTCCTGTACTTTAAGCTCCTCTTCTTTTTTCTGACAATATCTAATATAGTGGTGAATTTTATCAACTACATAGTTATCAATACTAGACATGTTTATAAAGCACCCATTACTGTTTTCGCTTATAGATATGTCTGGTTGATATTCTTTTATAATGCGCAAGATCTCTATATGTTCCTTTTTCGACATGTTTTCAACTTCCAATGAAATGTCATGCAGAGAAGGGGTAGCCATTTATTAATTTTAATTAAATATTGTTTATGTTGTTTTGTGATATTTTTATCATATTTTCTATGGCTCTTCTCCACCTTCTCCTTTGTCTTTTATGATTTCTCCTAAAGCATAAACTGAACTGTCATTTACTTCAAATCTGTAACCGATCAGTTTAATTTTAATGATATCGCCTTCACCATATACCGTATCACGCGCATTCTCGTCAATGTCTTCGTCGGTCATATTTTCATCTTTCATGATTACATGACTATTTTGTAGTCTACTTGCAAATACAGTGACCGGATTTTTTCGCTCGTCTACATTGACAACTGCTTTAATACCGATTTTAGTGACATTTAACACCTTTGCATATATTTCTTGACCTTCGTAAGGGTTGTATACATCAAATTCGAAAAGAACCTCAAACAAAACATCCGAAGAAAGTGCCTTGGGAGCACTATATTTAATTATTTTTATATTTTTACTCGATATATACCCTTCTTTAAAACATCTTCCGACAAAATTCTTAAAGGCGTACTTTATAAATTGTTCTCTTATATTTTGGGACAATTCTGAAAACGGAAGTACAATTTTTTTACTAACAAGCTGTCGGTTGAAGATACTTTGAGCTTCTAAAAGGGGTTCGTTCATATTGTACTATTATATAATGAGACACAAATTAAATCAATTTTATTTATAACCTGAGTTTCATAAAAGTTTCACTATTTTGTATGCGGTTTAAGAAATACCGTTTATCATCGTTTAATGTCCTTAACTTCGAACACAATTGAAGTACAATTGAATATTGTTCCTTTGTAAACTGCTTACCTTTGAATACATTTTTACCAACTATGTAATTCAACACCGGAAACATGTTTTTAGGCGTTTCATTTATGAAAAATCTACCTTTGCTCTTATTACGCTCTTTGATGTCTTGTGTATTTTTTACTTTGGGTTGAAACTCGTCTAATTTAGCGTTGAATCCAGTAAATGCAACATATTTTGGAAGCACGTGCACTTTGTCTAATTCAAGTAAAGATGTTATTTTTGCGGCACTTTCTATGAGTTCAGATTTTTTCATATCCCGGAACGTTTTGTCATCTTGACTTTTAAATAACAATCTCAATCTAGAATTAAAGTTGGTGAACAAACTGTCCTTGTAAACCGGTGTTGTACTCAAATCTACTAAAAATATAATGAGCCCGTTTGAAACTTTATGCAAGTAAGTATATTCATAGAATTTCTTGTATTTCTCCTCTAACGCATCTAGTTTGGTATCATCGTGGAATAAGTATTTCACTAATAAAAACTCTTCTTTGAATGACAGACTTTCTAGCATATTTTCAATTAAAAACTGTTCTTTGTTTGTTTCGTTTATGTGAAAATCTTTCTCGAGGATGTTATTAAGTTTTTCAATGACAGGTGAATAATTCACATAGTACCCTGACATTTTTTTAGATAGTGCAGCGATTGTCATGCCAGTAGTGTAGTTTTCTCTCAATTTATCAAGGAGCTTAATAATTGCGGTGCTCTTGACACCACTTAGATTGTTATCTTCCGCCGCAGCAAGTTCATTTTTAACCTGTACCGAGGATGTTCTAACTTTCAAATTACGCGGCTTCATTAATATTTTCTGTTGTTTGTCAAACACTGTAGTATATGATGTGAATTCAACCGGTTGAAATATATACAAGTCCTTGATATTAATGAGAGTACCCTTCTTACCAAACTTATCTATAATATATTCTTGATCGTTTTCTATTAAATAAGACAACGCGCCATAGAATGTTTCCATATTTTCAGGTTTTATGTTCATAAGAGATATTATGTCTTTTCGTTTGTAAACACTTCTTCGTGTAAACAAATGTTTCATTCTTTCTACTAATTGCATATTTAGCGAATGTCCATATGTGAATGTAGACAAATCAATCTTGTCATCTTTCGAAACTTTGTTAATACAGGTGTGACCGCAATTATCTTGATAATCGCATGTCAATGAAAATGGTTTGTCCTGGATATTGTATTTAATTGTTTCACCTGTAGACAGTTGTATATCCAAAACCTGATCAAGATTTGCAAATGTATTTTGTGACTGATTTAAAAGACAATCTAGACTGATTGATTTCAGTAAACGCTGAACCTTTCCAATTTTCTTGGACTTTTCTTCACATTTTCTATAAATATACATATCGGCACATTCTTGCACATCGTCAATATAAGACGCGTGTAAAAAAATTTGACAATTTCTTTGTTTCAAAGGCAATTTTTGATGACTGCAATATCGGATTGCTCTCCCTATAATCTGTTCAACCCGATTTAAATTGAACCATGGTTCTAAGATATGAACTTGTCGTAAATTTTTAAAATCAATCCCTTCACTTCCCGCTTGGGATATGAGGACCACTTTGCATTTATTTCCTAATATATTGGATTTGTCATTAATTCTTGCAAGCTCTTTGTTATTATTTGGGCTATATCTGATATCACCTGTAATCATAGCATACTTCATATTTTCTGAACCTTTCTCAACTGTTCCAGGAGAAAATAAATTATGTCCACGTTCAATACGGCTCATTCCGAGTTCTTCAAGAGCAAATGCAATAGGAAGAAGACCAGCATCAATGTATTGAGAATAAATTAGAACAATACCGTCACATTTTTGAATTTGTTCTAATATTGTTTTTATTTTTTTGCTGTATTCGCCGATTACACTCATATTAAAAAAACGTCTCTCTTGATCAATATACGAAAATTTGTTATTGTCTTGTCTCATTACAACCGACAATAGACCAGACTTTCCTGTTAAATATTCATCATCTTTATTAGGGTTTGGATAACATATATTCAATGAATACAATGACTCTCTTAGTTCTTTATATCCAGAATTGTTTTTTAGAGTTACAGATGGATTTTTCTTCGTCGCGCGCATTTTAAATGACTGATATCCGTTTTTTTGAAACTCGCCCAACTCGTTGACGTATAGATCAAGAAACGTGATAGGTGTATCTATTTTGGTATCATTGTGTTGTGTAGTTGGATATCTATAGTTTGTGATACTGGACTTACTATTGTAGTCGCGAGGAAAAACTTTGAAAGGAAAATTATATGGATTTTCACCTCGAACGTAAGAAATATATCCTGTCGCTTTTTCAATCAATTCGCGTTCTCCTGAATTTTCATTATCTCTTCCAGAAATCATATTTCCTTCACCGTCAAAAACGGATTTCATGCTAATCTTACTTAGTCCGTCGTTCTTCCTTAAAAGGTTCAATAAGTAAATAATCTCTCGCGCGTCATTATACATTGGCGTTCCAGTCAATAAAAGTATTTTATTACGTTTTACATGGGATGTTAATAGTTCCAACATCTTGGCCGTTTTCTTTTCTTTGTCACTTCCGGTTAGTCGCACGTTGTGTGCTTCATCTATGACAATTAACGAGTTTTCAAATAATCTTCCAAGTTTCCTTGAAATTAGTTTTTTCTCATCTTGTTCATTTATTGACCTTGTATTCGAAACCACTTTAGCAATAATATTCGCCAGTTTTTCATATCCAAGAAACAAATAGCTCTTTTTAATTATTCGATTAATTTTGTTGACTATTTCTTCTTTGCTCATGTTTTGAATATCATAGTCTTTCAGCTCAGTTAAGAAAGCGCTTCCTAGGCAGCCATCAATATTCCATACACCATTGTCTTTAGTCAACTTGTTATCATCAAACAATTGAAGTTTGAAGTTTTCTTGCACGTTAGGAGACGCCACAATAAAGATTTTTTTGAATGTTTTGTCGTATTGATTGTATTTTCGGAATTGCTCAGCAACGCCAATTGCACTACATGTTTTACCGGAACCCATACCATGATACAACAAAACACCGTTATATGGTGTTGTTGGATGTAAGAAGTTTTTGATAAACTCTTGGTGTGGTGAAAGTGCAAAGTTATCTTGTTGACATAACTCGCCTTTGGTATCCATTTCTACAATATCTCCATCTTTTGCAGAATACTTATGTCTGAATTCTTTTTTCAAGAATATCGATTTTTGAAAATCTTTATCACCTACAAGCGGATATTTAAGTTTTATTGATGTTTCACCTTTGAGTGACATTATTATATATAGTTGTCATTATTTATCAATAAATCTATATTTTTAATCATAGATATTTTTTCATAATTATATTTTCGTATCTTCGACAAACACTCTTCTAGAGTAAACCATCTCAAGTCACCAACTTCATCTGTTTGATAATTATCGCAAGAAAGTGTTTTTTTATATTCCATTTTACATATATAGTATTTGTGCTTGTATGACTTTGCATTTGACCCGGTGAATACTTCTTCTACAAACCCAGCATTTTTAATTACAATTAAATTTTTTGAACTATATCCGGTCTCTTCTTCAAACTCTCTAATAGAACATTCATAATCACTTTCACGATTGTTTCGCCTGCCTTTTGGAAAGCCCCATTCAGGTTCTTGCCATGCATTTGGGGTTTTCAATAAACATGTCTTCTCATTTTTTATGTAATTAAACTTTTCCGCGATTTTTTGATCATAAGACTCGTTTTTCTTGTTCCATAGATTGGACCAGAGTTGCGAGTAATCGTTCGTCAAAATACCATTAATTTCATAAAATGTCATTTCTTGCACTAATTGTCTGATGTGAAAATCATTATGAATATTATATTTTCCCCTCAAAAATTCAACATATCCAAGAGTGTCTTTTCTTCTAATCATCAAATATTCGATCTTCATATTATTTTCGGGATTTATTCGATAACATATTATACCAAAACTCATAATTGGACGTTTGCACGAAAAAAACATGTGTCCATGCACACCACAATTATTACAAATGGTTCTTTTCTTCCAAAGATGTTTCGGGGTTTTATCCTCATTCATACTAATTATTTCTAACGTTATATTTTCATTAGAATGACTGTTTAATTTATAATATTAATATATACATTTGAATGTACTATTCCAAAAATAAGTATTTTGTTCGCGAACATATTAAGAATACATTATCGCAAATGGGATATTTCTATACTGCAACCAAATCCAACAAAAAAAAGGTGAAGGATTATTTTCATACCCTTCCTTTTTTCTTTTTTGACAATGAAACGCAAGATATATTGTACAAAATAATTTACAATACTGATATAACATCAAATATTGACAAACAGTCGTCTTTCAGAGTACTGTGTTACAACATATACAAGGACTTTTGTATGAAGTACAAAACTTCTTTTGTTTCTTATTCAGAGTTCTATAGAAATATTGAATTTAGAATATTCAGTCACGAATATTATATTAGAAAAGAAAGACAAAATAATATACACAGTTTCATTTTGTTTTTACTTGTCATAACTTTGGGAACATTTTACTATTTGTTTTCAGAAAAGAATATATCGGGTATAATATAATGACGCCAAGACTGTGGATTATAGCGATTTGTTCTATTGTTATCTACAATATATATTACGAAAAAAATTTATTTACCAAATTGAAAGGATACAAAAAATATTATAAAATTGGTATTGTTATGATAATGGGGGTTGGTGCATTGTCAATAATGAAAAAGTCGCCAAAAATGTCCTATGAAAACCTAAGTACAATAAACTCGTTTATAAAGACAATGCCAATCGATAAGACGTCCAAAGATATGATAACCCCCTTTTTGGAGACAAATGCATCGTCAGTAGGCAAAAAATATGAAATGTCTGCATCTAAAATTATGAACTCTGGATCGAAATCAAATAAACGCTCAGTGAGCGAAACCAAAAAGAAGTTTGTCGCCTCTCAACAAAACTGGAAATGTAATAAATGTGAACAAAAACTCAATCATACGTTTGAAGTTGATCACGTTTTACGACTTGAAAATGGAGGAACGAATGAAGTCACTAATCTAGAAGCATTATGTCGCGAATGCCATGGTCAAAAAACCGCATTTGAAAACTTCTAATTTTTGTTCTAATGGTGATAATGGTGCTATGGATTAATGATAGTACAATGAGTTGTTATGATTTTTTATAATTCTTTTTCATAAATATTATAGTGTTATTTTATAGTTGCAATGAGTTCTTCGCGGCGATACATTTATAATACAGCGGCGCAAATCTTTGTCCTTGTTGTTCCGCTTCTGTATTTGCTAAATGTGTTAAATATGAAAATATTTGATAAGTTTCCAAGAATAACAATTCTCACTACTATTTTATTATTTTTTACATGCCTAATGAATATAATTTTTAATTTAGAAAAGTTAGTATTTAGATCGGAGTTGTTCGGTCTACTTATTTCCGAGATATCCTTTTACATGTGTATATTCTTGATTTTTCTTATATTATTCATGGTGTCAAACAAAGTTCTGTATTATTCTGCTTTTGTCTCGATTTCAATGTCAGTTGTTATGGTTATATTAATTTTGTCAACAATTTTATCTGCACAGTTGGCAACGTTTGATTATAGCGAACTTGAAAGGGGTACAATATCCGGGCTCATCAAAAATATTATTTTTCTCATACCATGTCTATTAACAGATTTTCTTAGGCTGATTAAGAGTGAGGTATCTGGATTACCATCATCGACGTTTATGCTAATATCTGCAATATTAGTATTTATCATATCATTTTACATTGTCCCGTTTATAATTGACAAGTTGAAACGAGTAAATGGTGTGCCACTAATATCATCGCCGAAAACTCTCAATAGAGAACTAGTGTATTTATCACAGGACGAATTAAATGAAAAGATAATCGAAAACAAACCAATGGCAACAAGACAAATGTTGAAAGCAAATAATGAATTTAAAAATTATTTAGAAGACAACGCTGTAGAAAACTTTGATGAAAAAATACACAAGTTGGATAAGAGAATAAACTTTGAAAAAAATGGTTATGATAGTCTCGATGACTACGAAAAAGATCTTGTAAAGAAGGCTATGGAAAAAGATGCATCTATTGACGATTTTAGTGACCCGTCGGAGTTCCAAAAATACATTGAAGGTATTGTCAATAGCGGACAAGACAAAAAAAATCCATATTTGTTGAACATGATCAAGGAGTATAACAATAACAGCAGCAGATTTATACACCAAAGATCAAGTAAGCTTGTGGAAATGATCAATCGTAGTAACAATATTAAAGACCCAAACTATCACTATGCATTGAGTTTTTGGGTATACTTTGACGCATCTCTTCAAACCCCGCGAGACAAAGAAAGTACTGGATTAATTATGACGTACTCGGATAATCCAAAGATATATTATGATTACGATAAAGAAACAGTAGTAACGACGATTAGGCACTGTGAGCGCAATCCGTTGTACGATGATGAGCAACCGAATGATAGACAAATGTTCAAATGTAGCGACAAACACATTTATGAGACAAAGGAAATCTTATTTCAACGATGGAATTTGTTTGTAATAAACTTCAGTTATGGTACCCTTGATATATTTGTCAACAACAATCTAGTATCTTCCACTGATGGAGTGTCGCCTTACATTGAAAAGGCATTTCTACAATTTGGTAGCAGTGAAGACAAACTCGATAATTGTGGCATTTGCGGAGTTAGTTATCATGAAAAGCCATTAACACTCAATCACATAAGTGATATATACAGAAACAATGAAAGACCTTGTTTTGCTGACAAATAAAAATTATAATATTAATATTAATATTAATATATTTAGTATTAATATATATAGTAAAAAAATGAAACTATCTACGTTGATACAATTAATGCTCCTACTAATATTGGTAGTCGGCGTGTATTTGTTATTTTCAAATAGTGTTCAGGGCAAAATGAAAATAATTCTGATTGCGTTTTGTTTTGTTATAGGCAGTTATCTGTTTTTTAAGCTCCCAATGTTTAAAGACCACAATGAAATACTTTCTACACCCGAGAAGGCGACAGATGTGAATATCATTGACAAAGATGCAATTAAAAAAACAGACGGGCCAATCGGCATCAGTACTTGGATATACATAGATGATTGGAACGTTTCTTATGGTACTGAAAAGGTTGTAGTGAAACCGGAAGACGAAGATGATAACTTTCCGACCATTGTATTAGATGCTTATAAGAACGATCTCACTATTTCTGTAAATGTTGTAAGTGACGGCGATGCAGATGATGATTTGCGTTTGCCCGATGAAGAAAAAATAGAAATGAAGAAAGAAAATGCTGGTTCTGAAAAACAAATCGCAAAGACAAAACAAAAAACAGAAGAAAGTAGCGTAAAAGACATAGATAAACAAATCAAAGAAGAATACGGAGACAGTTTAACCGAAGAGATAACAATCGAGAATATAAATATTCAAAAATGGGTTAATATTGTGGTGACATTTAATAACCGTACACTTGACGTTTACATTAACGGTAAATTAGTGAAGTCTAGACCATTTAAGAATATCATTAATGCAAAACATAATGGCGGCATTGAAGTAGGAAATGAGCAAGGTTTTGGAGGATACATCGCAAAGACGCAATACTACCCATATTTCATTACGCCTGCTAAAGCATGGAAGATTTACCGAGGAGGTTTTGGCGATATGTTTGCAAGTGCTCTCAATAAATACAATTTATCCGTTACATTTTACGAAGACAATGTCGAGCGTAATAAGTTTTCGATTTTCTAAATGTAACAATATACTATAGATTTATATTGATAGTATATATAATTAATGTTAAAGATAAATAATAACGGAAACTCGAACCGAAATCAGAACAAAACTTCGAACGGAAATTCGAAGGCAGACAACAATCGTGGTTTTGCAGAAAAATTAAAGAATGCAGTGGTGGATGTCAAGGCAAAAGGCAATGAGATAGCAAAATCTGCCAGCAACGCTGCAAATGGTCTCTCGTCAGGTTTGCAAAACAAAGTCGATAGTTTGAAGGCTGCTGCAAACAAGTCTGAATTACTCGAAAGCGTTAAGAAGTCGGGAGATATAGTAGGCGAGACGGCAAAGGATTTTTCGGGAAAAAATCAGACAGTGTCCAAATTTGTATTTATTATTTTCACATTTATATTGTTTGGACTTGCACTTCGTTTAGGAGTATACATCTTGTCGCTTTTCGTCGCTCCTAATAAAAATCCAATCGTAATCGATGGTATGGTGAATACTACCTCTCTCTCGATGTATCAAGTGAACCCCTCTGTTTCAGAGTCAAAACCAATATTACGTTCCATAAATGAAAATCAGGGAATGGAATTTTCATGGAATACGTGGATATATATCGAAAACGTTAACACTGGTTCAGCTAGCGAGCCTAAGCGGTTTTTTGCAAAAGGAGGTAAAAGTAATACCGAACAACGTTTTGCGACGGATGCGCCTGGTTTGTACTTGTGGGATGAAACCAACCCTCGAGATAACACGATTACAGTTACTATGACAACATTTTTATCCGATGAAGACAAAAACGACATTGAAGCGGGTATTGACAATGTTGAAAAGGTAGTAATTAAAAATATTCCTATTCAGAAATGGGTCAATGTTACAATCAGAGTTCAAAATCGAATATTAGATGTTTACATAAATGGTGTCTTGTCGAAACGACATACTACAAAAGGGGTATTCAAACAAAACTACGGTGATATTTATGTAGGTGATAGTTTCAATGGACCGGCCGGTTTGTTGTCAGCTTTAAGATATTACAGCTATGCTATTGGAAATAGAGAAATACAAATGATTATGAATGAGGGTCCTAATCTCAAGATGGTGGGAAGTAATCACAAAGATAGTACCGGACCGTACTTAGCTTCTAGGTGGTATTTAGATAATATTCTCGATAATTAATAAGTTAGTTTTCTTCTTCTATTTGAAGAAGTCTGTAATCATGGTATTGTTTTGAGCTTTATTGTTGTTGATAGTAATATATTTCTTGAACAACAATGTTTCGACTTCTTTATCTTTGAGCGTCTGTATTTTCTTTAGGGTCTTAGCCTCATCTTCAGAGTTTTGCATTAATGTATTGATTTTGTTTTTGAATGAAGTAGATTTGCGTTTGAATGCAGCTATGTCAAAGAGAACAAGTGAATATATTTGTGCTACTGGTTTCATAATCTGATTAGTGATGTAGAAACCGTAGTCTATTTTTAGTTTTTGTTGCATTATGTAATCAGGGTGTTCGATTTTATTGCCCTGTAATTCTTTTTTGTTTTTAGAATAAATGTACACATAAGGAATGCGATCTCCCGCGCGAGGCTTGTTTCCTGGTTCACGAACACCAATCCGATCTGCTAATACTTTATGCGCAATCTGTTGTGGACATTTATAAAATGAGCGCAAAGATTTGCTAATGACCAATTTTTCCATATCAATTTCTTCGTTGACAATCTTTTGAAGCATGTTGTCAAGGAAGTCTATCGATTTCTCAATATTTTGTTCTTTCATCAATATATCAATTATACCACCATAAACGTCTTTGACAATCGGGGCATTATCTCGGCGCTTGAGAACAATACCCATCGATTTTCTCTTACACTTGTTTGGATCTTCTTCGTAAAGCAAACCTACGTACCTCTTTTTGGAAATAAGGCAAAATGGCATAAACGTCTTTTCATATTCCAAATCGTGTGGGTCCTTCAGATGCCCGGTTGCAAGTTCTCCTGCATCTTTCGCCAAGTCGATTGTTACTTCCAATGCTTTTTTGCCACGTACATCTTTCTTTGTTTTGGAATCTTTAAGATTAAATGTAAAGAATACTGAGTCTGTATTATGTACAATCATATTTCCAATGCCGGCGGCAAAATGATGATTTTCAGTGGTAAGGTCATATACGTAGTCTTGATAGTCTGACACTACCGATATTTTTTTGATTTTCAACGGTTCACGACGCTGTTTATTCATTGTGTAATTCATCCTGTATATATTTGGTTTATCATCCCTCGAATTCAGGGATACATTGTATCCAAGACTTTGAATTAAATATGTGATTTGTGCACAACTTAGTTGATGTTTTTGGTCAATACGATTTACTATATCACTTTTATCTCCATCTGCATCATAAAGACCTTCCAAGAAGGCTTCTCTAACCTCAATGCTACCATTTAGTACTGCATCTGGTATCACCTTACACGTTTGGAAATACATTAGCGAATGATAATTATTGATGAAATCAACATTTTTACCATAATTATTATTTGATACAAATGATAGTTTGTATACTCCTGATGAGTTCATTGTGTTGTATATTTTCCATTCAAATTGCGGATATTCTCTTTCACATAGAACTTTGTATTTATTCAACAATTCCAAAGAACTGTTGTTCAATGCCCAGGAGCATTTCTTGCCACTTTCACAGTGATAACTACCACAAGAACCATCACCAAAGAAGAACCCGTATACTCTAGCCATATTCTCATTTATTGTTGTTGTATCTTGTTCAGAATAATAGTCTTTATCCATGATACATGGAGAATGTAATAACGATGTACCGATTTTGCATTCTTTGGGAGAAATCTCGACATTATCACTTGTTATGAGCGAATGATCATCGGTCACATCTACACATCCTGTATGTGTGAGAACTCGCATCATTTTTTTCGTATCACATAGTTTATGACGAATGATTGTATTTAGTCGTGTCCACGAAGTATCAGTCCAAGTGAAAATCATTTTATCCGACAAATCAATATATTCTTTTTCTTGTTTACCCGGTTCGATACATTGTTTCCAGTTATTATCACCATATTTATTTCCAATTTCATCGATTTGTAGAATATCTATTTTATTGTTATATTTGATGTAAACCGGAGTATAATTTGCAACCGAATCACCATAAATATATTCAGCATTCACTTTCATACTACCGTGTCTAGTCTCGATATCAATATTATTATACACTTTTTCGATCATATCCTTCGCGTAAATGAGCAACTTTCTTCCGGTTGCTGTTGTCGATGCGGCAATATCCATTTCATAAAATGTGCTTGTTTTAGCACCACATTGTCCATACAAACTATTAGCAGTCACTTTGATTGATGCCTGTCGTTTATCGTAAATATTTTTCATGAATGGATCACTTTCCTTTGCCATTTGTTTTTTAGTCGTTTTACGAGCATGCAACAGTTCTTGTAGAATAGACGGTAAAATTGCGCGTTCATTATTAGGAAACTGAGCATATCTGCATATTTTGTATCCAGTCAATACTTTTGTACGTTTACTGCTTGTTCCACCAAGACGTTTGAACGAGAATGTATCATATTTGATGTCTACATATTTGTAGCCAGGCAAGTTGTCATATTTGAAATTGCCATGTTTGTCGACAATTCCGCAAATCCTTTTATTACCTTTGTTGTCGACTGCAATATTTCCATCAAGTTCATATTCTTTCGTCCACACTTTAGAGTCGTGTGAAATATTTTCAGAAATAATAGACGACGGATACAGAGAACTATAATCTACACAAGCCACTGGATTGTCAAGATAAAGACCTGTTTTGGGTTCAAGTACAATCGCACCTTCATACAAATCATATGCATTTCCAACACTAATTAGCGGCATAAGTGTATCTTTTTCTCTGCATTTTTTAGCAATGTACGAAGTGAGTTTAATACCTTGACCACGAAGCATGAGGAAACTAATTGGAACTGAACAAATCTTTGACATCTCGATATAAGTCGTCATAATATCAACTTTTTGGAATATTTGATGAACTAGATTACAATCTTGAATACAATATTTTGCAATGACCCCTTTTTCATCGGGTCCTTCATTTGTCATTCGAAAGATATCTTGAGGAGTTACGTCGTCTTTTGCAAGACCCCATTGAATATTTTCTTCTTTCAGATTTTCCGACAAAACACCTTCAATTGTAAAGCCGTTTTTTGTCAAGCCAATCACCTTGAACTTTTCTCCATTATTGTATGTTTCGCTAGAATGATTATTGATT